ATTGACAACCGCTCTGCTGTGCGGTGTAGAGCCTAATCTACTGTAAACATCGCCTTTTACAGGCGCACAAACTCATCCGGAACAAGATAGCCACCCTCTGCGTCTGTGCCAATGTGCAAATCGTCATGTACATCGATCCAGTTACGGTTTCTGATACTGTTCCAGAAAGCCTTCTTGTAGGCATCGCTTGCCGTACCTGCCTTTTCCGTTACGTCCGGTGTAGCAGGCTTGCCGAGAACAGGAGTGGAAGTTGCCTTGTTCATTTCAGCTTCGATTTCAGCCTGTCTTTCCAGACGCTGAATTTCCTTGCCAAGGTCAACAATGGTCTGCTCCATTGCATCGTAGGTCTTGGAATCTTCCTCACTGAGCACGCCATTTGCGTTTCGCTTGCTGTCAAGAAAATCACGTGCTGTATCCCAAGCCTTCTTTCTCTTTTCTCTGAGTTCTTTGATCGTCATAGCCATAGTTAAAATCCTCCTTAGTATTTCAGTAATGCCAGTCTTTTTTCAAGCAGGTCAATGGGTGTGCCAGTAACGGATTCTGCTGATGCAGATACTTTGGATAAGAATGCAGATAGATTCTTCGATTTGGAATAGGTCATTGCAGTCAGTGTATCTTCTTTTTCTTCTTCATCCGGTTCTTCCTCTTTGGGAACAACAGGCATTTTCTTCTCTGCAAACAGAATCCCGTCCACAAAACCCATTTCATGAGCCTTTTTTGCATTGAGCCATGTTTCATCGGACATCAGTTTCGCAATCTTGTTTCTGCTGAGATGAGATTTGGTTTCGTAGGCGTTGATGATACTTTCTTTGACTTCATCAAGCAAGATGATAGCCTTTTCCATATCTGCCTTGTTTCCCATAGCACAAGTGCTGGGGTCATGAATCATCATTAGAGCAGTCGGTGCAATCAAAGTTTCATCGCCTGCCATTGCCACAACCGATGCGGCAGAGGCAGCAATGCCGTCAATTTTCACGGTAACCTTGCCTTTGTGACTTTTCAGCATGGAATAAATCTGACTCGCTGCAAACACATCGCCCCCAGGCGAGTTCAGCCAGACTGTCAAGTTTCCGCTGACCTTTGCGAGTTCATCACGAAACAAAGCAGGTGTTACTTCATCGCCCCACCAAGTATCTTCAGAGATAGGACCGTTAAACAAAAGCTCTGTTTCCGATGTATCTTCGTTTTGGATAAAGTTCCAGAATTTCTTCATTTGGTTTTCTCCTCCTTTTCTGAATTTTGATTTGCAAATGCACCTGCATCAGCGAGTTTTGTAAAGCTGCCATTTACAAGATACAAGTTACCGCCTTCCTCCTCAGAAAGCATATTCATATCTTCCTTTTCACGGATATCGTTGGCAGACATCCAGCCATTCTGTCTTGCGGTAGCATAACCCTGCATACGGGAAGCATAATCGCCACGCAGAAGTCCGTCTACATTGAACTTCACAAAATACTGCCCCTTTTCAGAATCAGAAAGAAGTGCTTTCTGCAAAGACTGCTCCCACCTTACAATCCAAGGATCAAGGCTGTATTTCACGAAATCCAATGACAGATGTTCTACGTTACTGAATGTTGCATGGTCAAGGTCACCGATCATATGAAGCGGTACACGATACATTCTTGCGATTTCTTCAATCTGAAATTTTCTGGTTTCCAGAAATTGTGCTTCATTGTTTGGAATTGCAATGGGAGTAAATTTCATGCCCTCCTCTAAAACTGCGACCTTGTGAGCATTTCTTCCGCCATAGGCTCTCTGCCACGCATCACGCACACGTTCCGGATTTTTGATCACTCCGGGGTGTTCCAAAACACCTGACGGACTTGCACCGTTTCCAAAAAACGACGCACCGTATTCTTCGCAGGCAATAGAAATGCCGATTGCATTTTTCGCAAGTGCAATCGGCGAATATCCAACCAGACCATCAAATCCAAGTCCGGGAATATGCAAAACTTCATCGGCGTAAAGAACGATGTCACCCTGTTCTTTCAGATTCGGATTTGCCTCATCGTAACGGCTGTAAATGTATATCAGGCGGTTTTTTTCATCACGGTCAACCTTCATTTTGTCAGGCATCAGAGGATACAGTCCTAAAACATCACCTCTGCCGTTTCGGATAATCTGTGCATAGGCATTGCCGTAGATAAGCAAGTGTGACATTAAGGTTTCTCGGAAAACAAAAGAAGTCATTTCAGGATTTGGCTGATCGTGGAGCAAAAAATAAAGCGGATGCCATGGCACTCGCTCTTTTCCTTTATCGTTATATTTGTACAAATGCAGTGGCAGCTGTGCAATCGCTTCTGACAGCACACGCACACAGGCATAAACCACAATATGCTGCAGGGCTGTTCTGTCTGTGACACGTTTGCCGCTGTTCGCTCGTCCGAAAAAGTATGTGTATGACGGGCTGTCATAACTGTTTTGAGGCTTATCTCTGGATTTGAATAACCTGCTGAAAATACTCATATAAAAAATCCTCCTGTTATTTTTCATTTTTCTATTGACATTTGATAGCATTTATGCTATCATAAGAATAGAAGTAAAATCGATGGAGATTATACAATGTACGAGATTGAATTTTATGAAAAAGAAAACGGTGAATCTGACGTCTGGGATTTTCTTGAAGAATTGCGAGAAAAATCGGAAAAAAGCAAGGACGCAAGAATCCAATATAACCAGTTGATGCTTCACATTCAGCTGCTTCAAAACAATGGGACTCGGCTGCCAAACAACATTACAAAACATATTGAAGAAGATATCTGGGAGTTAAGACCTGGAAACAACAGAGTTTTTTATTTCTACTACTGCAATGATACTTTTGTGTTGCTGCATCATTTCAGAAAGAAAACACAAAAGACACCGCAGCGTGAAATTGAAAAAGCAAAATCAGAACGTGACGATTATCTATCCAGAAAGGGGTCATGATTTATGAGAACATGGAATGATTACAAAGAACACGTAAAAGCAACCAGCCCTCAGGGAAAAGCAGACATAGAAGAAATGGAAGCAATTGCAGCCATTATCTCTGCGGTCATTGAACAGCGGAATGCTTTGGGATATTCCCAGAGACAGCTTGCTGAAATGTGCCATATCCCGCAATCCTCGATTGCAAGAATTGAATCCTGCAAAACTGTTCCGAATCTTGAGACTCTGGTGAAAATCATGAAGCCTCTCGGACTCACTTTAACTGCACAGGCAGTTTAAGATCTACAAAATCAGCATTTCCCTCGAATCATAAACAGACTCATCAGACACACATCCACAGCGAATTGCACGGTCAAGAGCCATAATCATGGCAACCGCACCGTCAATCTTCTCTGTGGATTTTTCTTTGTCCGGCTTGATATTTCCGGCAGGGTCACGGCGAATGAAGATGTTGTCCATCATCCACCTTAAAACAGGATGCCCATTGTGGGCAAGTGTCTGTTCCAAAGTCAACTTCATCAATTCCTTGGTCGGCGGTGACATATCTTTATAACCCTGTCCAAATTGCACCATCGTGAATCCAAGTCCTTCCAAATTCTGTGACATCTGCACTGCACCCCAGCGGTCAAATGCAATTTCTTTGATGTGAAATTTCTGCCCCAGTTCATCGATGAAATTCTCAATAAAACCATAGTGAACCACATTTCCCTCAGTCGTTTTCAAGTAGCCTTGCCGTTCCCATATATCATATGGAACATGGTCACGTCTTACTCTGAGTGGCAGTGTTTCTTCCGGCAGCCAGAAGTAAGGAAGAACATAATAATGTTCATCGTCTTCTGTAGGCGGAAACACCAAAACAAATGCTGTAATATCTGTTGTAGAGGAAAGGTCAAGACCGCCGTAGCAGACATGACCTGCAAGGTCATCTTCATCAAACGCTACTTTGCATTTATCCCATTTCTCCATAGGCATCCAGCGGACAGCCTGTTTTACCCATTGATTCAGACGCAGTTGCCGAAACGCATTTTCCTCGCCCGGCGTTTCTTTTGCAGAATTACACGCAGCCACCACCTTATCCATTCCGATGGTCTTATCGAGTGACGGATTTGCTTTTTTCCAAACCTTCGGATCCGTCCAGTCCTCCGATTCATCTGCACCATAGATAACCGGATAGAAAGTCGGATCATGCTTTCTGCCCTCCAGAATGTCTTTCGCCTTTTGGTGAACTTCATAGCAGATTGAATTTGTGTCCGTTCCGGCTGTGGTGATGAGAAAATACAAAGGCTGCATTCTGGCATCGCCGGAACCTTTGGTCATAACATCAAACAGCTTTCTGTTGGGTTGGGTATGCAGTTCATCGAACACCACTCCGTGGATGTTGAAACCATGCTTGGAATAGGCTTCAGCAGAAAGCACCTGATAGAAGCTGTTGGTCGGAATGTACACAATACGCTTTTGTGAGGTCAGGATTTTCACTCGCTTGGAAAGGGCAGGACACATTCGCACCATATCCGCCGCCACATCAAATACAATGGCAGCCTGTTGGCGGTCGGCAGCACAGCCGTAGACTTCGGCACGTTCTTCGCCATCACCACAGGTGAGCAGCAGGGCAACCGCAGCGGCAAGTTCTGATTTGCCATTTTTCTTCGGAATCTCAATGTAAGCCGTATTGAATTGCCGATAGCCGTTCGGTTTTAAGATTCCAAACAGGTCACGGATAATCTGTTCCTGCCAGTCCAGCAGTTCAAATTTCTTTCCTGCCCAGGTGCCTTTGGTGTGGCTGAGGCATTCAATAAAAGAGACGGCATAGTCTGCCGCTTTTTTGTTATACTTGGAATCCTCCGCCATAAAATGGGTCGGTTTAAATCTTGCTATTGTTCTCACCTCCAAACAAAAAAGACCTGCCAAAAAGCAAGTCTGTATCATTTATTTTAATGCCCTCATGTGGCAGTTTTGTAATCGAGATTCCATTCCGTAGAGTAGACGGACGACATTACTGCCGCCGCCCCTCGACAGAACCATACGTGCCCTATTAAGGCATACGGCTCTTCAAACAATCTTTACAGACCAATTCCAGATGTTCTTAGTTATCTTAGGCTTTGGAATGTGATAATCCCAAATCTTGTTAAACTTTTCCCATCGCATATGCGCTCGTTCACTTCTGCGATTCAGCATCTTGTGCGTGACATATTTTAAATATTCATAGAACTTTCGCATCTGCATATAATTTCCATTCACGCCATAGTAATTGTAATGCCCTAACAGACTTACTCTGATTAACTTCATTGTTTCAGTCACATTCTTGTTGAGACGTGTTTTCAACCACTCTTTTGCTTTTTGCCGTTTCGCTTTCAATTTCTTCTTGCTGGTACGGATTCCGACACGATATTTTCCTTTCGCTGTATGCGTGTTAAAGAATGTAAATCCCAAAAAGTCAAACTCCTCTTTGTTTTCTGCAAATCTTCCGAATTTGAAAATTCTCGTCTTTTCCTCCGCAAGTTCCAGTGAAAACTTTGCAAGTCTTGGCTTTAATGCCGTCATAACTTTTTGTGCATCGTCCCAGTACTGGAACATAATGATAAAATCATCTGCATATCTGACATAATAAATTTGTCCTCTAATGTGCTTCTTTACTGCGGTTACCCACAAGTCAAGCACATAATGCAGATACACATTCGCCAGAATCGGGGATATTTGCCCACCCTGTGGTGTCCCCTTATCACTTTCATGATATTCTGTTCCTTCCATGATTCCCGCAATCAGAAACCGCTTTACATAACGCAGAAAATTTTTGTCATCAATATCATTTGCGAGAAACTTCATCATCCAGTCATGATTTACATTATCAAAGAATCCTCTGATGTCTGCTTCCAGCACATAATTAACCTTTCGGCACATTATCACTTGATTGATATATGCTACTGTGTCATGAGCACTGCGATTCGGGCGGAATCCCATGGAACAGTCAAGAAATCTTGGCTCGTATACCTGATTCAGTATATCTGCCATTGCTCCCTGTACAAGTCTGTCCTCATAAGCTGGTATTCCCAAAGGTCTCATTTTCCCATTGCCTTTGTCGATATAGGCTCTGCGTACTGGTAATGGTCGGTATTGTAACTTCTTCATTTCTTGTACCAGGTTACCAATATTTTCATTAACATGGGTTTCATACCTCTGTTTGCCCACCTTATCGATACCGGGGGCTTTATGCATTTTTTGATGTCTATGCTGTGCCATAAGATTTTGTTCATTGACATTGTGCATCAGATTCTGCACTTTTGCGTATCGTCTGGATTGGCTGCTTATTCTCATTGAGTTCGTTTCCATCTGATTTGACCTCCTGTGTCACACATGTTTCTTCTTTGAGAACGATTATTTGCTGTCCCCTTCACTCCATCTGCTTTCACAGACTTCGCAGCTACTATGAGACAGTCCGACTTCTGACAGACCATCGGAATTTCTCCGCACTTTATGTACTTCAATTTTCCTACCTCTGTTGAGGAATCCGTCAGACCTCCCAGGTATGCATGAGATACCTTGTATACTCGCCACGCCCTCGGACCCCGGTGGAATCAGCAGTTTCTCGCCTAACGAATCTGCTGATGCTGTCTGCTGCAACAATGACTGCATCGACTTCCGCTAACAACATAAATTACGGGGCTCTATAGCTTCACGCTTTCGCATTGCGGCTCTCATACTCCATTGCCTACGCTTAAATCTAACCTCACGGCTTCGACTTCAAGGCTGTGTACTGACTGCTTGCTATGCTTTATCAGGTCAAGATTTTCACTCGACTATATCTTATGCACCGAACTGGCGCACCATTGTAACCATGTTACCATACAAATTCAATGATAGCAAGTCATAACGAAAAAATATACTGCACAAATATATGGCTCAGATTTTGTGTACTATATTTCTTCGGTACGAGCCACAGCCCCCTTGAATCAGGGGCTGTTTGGAAAGAGTGAGGAAGGTTTATCTTCCCGTCATACTTTCCCATTCAAATTCGCAGGCGTTTTCGTACTCCTCATCGAAAAGGGCATCGTCATCGATTTCCTTTTCCGTAAAGTCGATGCCGTCGATTTCCTCAAAGGTCGTTCCGTTTTCCTCGGCATCTGCCTTTGCAAGGCTTTCTGCGTTTTCCTCAACCCATGCAGTGAACT